ACCGGAGTCGTGACTGCAGTTTTCACTGCAGTCCACACTGTGGTCGCCGTGCTCTTTATCGCATTGAATACTGTCGTTACGACAGATTTGATGGCATTGACGACTGTGGTCACCACCGTTTTTATCGCATTCCATACGGTAGTAAATACGGTCTTGATGGCATTCATCACGGTGCTGATAACGGACGCCACTGCATTGATGACTGTCGTCACCTTGGATTTAATAGCATCCCAGACTGCGATGATGATTTCTTTACAGTTCTCCCAGATAAAACGGAATGGGAGAGTGATGATATCAACCGTAGCTTCCAGAATGGAACCAATCAGCATGATGCCAGTCTGGACGATGTTTTTGATGGTCTCCCAGATTCCAGTGAAGAAGGAGACGATGCCATTCCAGATTCCTTCAAAGAAGGTCTTTATATTGGTCCAGACCTCATTCCAGCTAGTGCCAAACCAGCCGAGGACAACGTCAGCAACACCCTTGATAACATTCAGGATATTGGTGAAGAAGCTGCTGATTCCGTTCCAGATGGAAGAGAAGATTTCCTTCACTCCAGTCCATGCTTGGGACCAGTTTCCGGTAAAGATGCCGATAAAGACATCAAGGATACCGGTGATGACACCAGTCACAGTGGAGAGAATATTGGCGATGTGATTAAACACTCCTTCAAAGACAGGAGCGAGAATCTGACAAAATCCATCCCAGACGGTTTTTAGTACATCCACGATATCTGTAAACTGAAATCCTAGCGCATTTAGTCTGTCTACGATTCCTTGACAGAAGCCGGAAATGGTATCTTTGATACGATTCCATGTTCCGATAATGGCATCACGGAAGCCTTCGTTGGCCCTCCAAAGATGAACAAAGGCAGCCACCAAAACAGCGATGACTGCAACAACTGCCAACACGGGAGCAGAGACACCGCCAAGTGCAGCGCCCAGCTTACCGAGGACACCGGTACCACCTTGGATGGCAACTTTTAATTTGCTGACGCCATTGGCCAGTTTTACAAAGCCCTGCATCGCCACACCAATTTTCGATATGGTCGTTCCGATGATGATTAATAGCGGTCCGATGGAGGCGACCAAAAGAGCAATGGTAACAATGGTCCTCTTAGTACCTTCATCCATGCCGTTTAGCTTGTCTACGAAGCCTTGGAGTTTCGAGACGATAGAGCGGATGGCAGGCATCAGGATATCACCAAAGGAAATGGCAAGCTCCTGAAGCTGTGATTTTAAGATAGTGAGCTGACCGGCAAGATTGTCCTGCATGGTCATAGCCATCTTTTCTGCAGAACCGTCACAATTTTCAATGGCAGAGGATAGCTTTTCGATATCGCCCTCGCCAGCATTCATCAGAGCGAGGAAGCCAGACATGGCATTCTTACCGACAAGAGACTCTGCAGCTTGGGCCTTTTCGGATTCCGTAAGACCGCTGAATGCAGTACGACAGTCTGTCAAAATATCGGAAAGGTCACGCATGGAGCCATCCGCATTGGTGGTGGCGATAGTGACATCTCCGATGGCCTTACCACTGATTTTCACATCACCGGCAAGGTTATTCATGATAGTACGAAGGGCGGTACCAGCTTGAGAAGATTTGATACCGGCATTTGCCATAAGACCGATAGCCTCAGCAGTATCCTCAGCAGAGAAACCAAGCGCACCAGCGATAGGAGCACAGTATTTGAAGGTTTCACCCATCATGGATACATTTGTATTTGCATTGGAAGATGCTGCAGCGAGGATGTCTGCAAAATGACCGGAGTCTTTTGCAGAAAGTCCGAAGGCAGTCAAGGCATCGGTTACGATGTCAGAGGTTGTTGCGAGGTCTTCACCAGAGGCAGCAGCAAGGTTCATGACACCCTCGATACCATCCAGCATATCTTCAGTTTTCCAACCGGCCATTGCCATGTAGTTCATAGCTTCAGCAGCTTCGGTTGCGGAGAACTTAGTTTTAGCGCCCATTTCACGGGCTTTATTTCTGAGAGCATCAAAGTCCTTACCTGTAGCACCAGAAACAGCAGCTACCTGACTCATTGCAGAGTCAAAGTCAGCTGCTGTCTTTACTGCGGCGACACCAACACCACCAATTACAGTGGTGATGCCCATCATCTTTTTACCAGCACCAGCGATGGAGTTACCAACGGCCTCCATCTTCTGGCCAGCCACATCTATTTTAGAAAGCGCAGTGCTTGTAGTGACAGCTTCCTGCTGCAGGCGTCGTAATTCTTCCTCGGCTTCTATAATTTCACGCTGAAGTGCGTCATATTTGTCCTGACCGAGTTCGCCGTTTTCCAGCTGTTGTTTGGCCTGCTCCTGTGCTACCTTCAGTGCATCCAGCTTTTCCTTGGTGGCTCCGATTGCATCTTTTAAGAGCTTTTGCTTTTGTGCAAGAAGTTCTGTGTTGGATGGGTCCAGCTTCAAGAGGCGGTTGACGTCCTTCAGGGCAGACTGCGTGGATTTGATAGAAGTATTGACCGACTTTAAGGCTTTATCTAGGCCGGTCGTATCACCGCCGATTTCAACAGTGATACCTTTGATTCGGTTTGCCACGTGTACGTCACCTCCTTAGAATTTATCGAAGTCCTCCTGTGTTGCAATTTGCTGGTATTTCACATCGTCGTTTGCCTTTTCCGTCCAGATGTCCATCACCATTCCGATGGTCAGAAGGTCAAGGTCTCGGATAGAGATACCGATTTCTATGCAACGCAGGAGGAACAACGGTGTGGTCATTTCCCTGCTACTGCGATGAAGTTTTTTTTAGATTCGATTTCGGTCTGAAGATTCATGCCCCAGAGTTCGAGGATTTCAGGAAGCACCTCGTAGATGGAGAACATCTCGAATTCATCCAGCCAGTCCTCAATGGTGGCAGGAATGCTGTGGTCTGCATGGTAGGCCATGATATAGGCTACGTTCTCGAAAATCTCCAAGTCTTCAATCTCGAAGGAAGAGCCATCATCCGAGTTGCCCTTGTAGGAAGATTCAAGACGTGAGAGGTCCTTGAAGATGTCACGCTTGAATTTCATACGATAGAGTCTGGGGATAGTAGCGGAGGAACGGAACTTGACCTGCTTATCACCGATAGCGATTGTTTTTTCTAACATGTCTTGCGTCCTCCTTATCCTTCTGTCTTAGGTACCGGCATATAGACCTGCTGATACCAGTTCTTATAGGTTTCTGCATCAGTCTCGTCACCAGTGCGGCTCTTTACAAGGCCATCTTCTCTAGGGTCAGCAGTAAGCGTGAGCTTCTCCTTACCTGGTTCGATGGTATCTTCCTTGGTCTCAGATTCGATGGACGGACGAGAAGAAGTGCAGTTATAGAGCACATGACGGATGCTTCTGACATCGCCATCAAACTCGAAGAGCAATGCGAACTTCTCAAGCTCGGTGATGTTTGCTTTCTCAATAAGCACGCCATTGTTGTCCAGTTCTTCTTTCAGGATTTCTGTACGGAACCATTCAGGAATAAGTGCGATTTCCAAATCACCGCTGTAACCGTTGTTTGCAGTGGAACGGAAATATACAATACCGTCAGCATAGAATGGAGAGCTATCACCCTCGGCATCCAAGCTGATACTGACTGCGCCGGGGATAGCTTTCGGCTTAGCGTAGGTAAAGGAGCCGTCCTCGCCACGAGTGAGCTTGGCGGCATGAACATTTTTCAGGTTATATTTGACTTTATTACCCATGTTGATTAAACCTCCATTTCAAATGTGTAGAGGACTTCATAGAGCTTTTCGCTCTCAATCCAGACCTCTGTTTTGTTATAAAAAATGCCGTGCTCATCAAGCACAGCTTCCAGTGTTGCTTCCAATGCCGGGTCCTTACTATCACAGTAGAGCTCGATATTGACCTCATTGAGTTTGTAGTAGACACGGCCATCTGCGGAGAAGTTATCACTTCCCGGAAGCAGGTAGCAGATGAATGGTGGATTTGGCGACTCGCCCTCAGCAAAGTGGTCATAGGCAAAGGGCAAGGCCATCTCCGATAGGATTTGCAGTAATCTATCCATTCTTCAGACACCTCTCAATCTCAGATTCCAGTTCTTTGATACCAGCTTCCTCTGCAGGAGCGATATGGGAACGACCAGCCACACGGCCACCGCCACGCTTGGCATGACCAAATTCCAGAAGGTGGGCTAACTGATAGCGATTTCTGGAATACACGGTGACCTCCAGTGATTTGGAGGTTTCCTTGGTGTTCTTCACAGACCAGCTTTTGCTGTAGGCACCGGTATCTTTTGGAGCAGAGCCTTGGATTTGTTTCTTTACCGTATTACCGGCTTTTTTGACAGCTGCCTTCATATCTACTGTGGCGAGGTCTGCATATTCGGTCAGTTCCTTCATAACGGCATCAGCAAGGCCATCAATCTTAACTTTCTGAGCCATGTCATCGCCTCACTTTCTGGCAGGAGAGCTTGATGCATTTCCTCTTGAAATTCATGTGGTCTACAGCCAAGATGTCGTATAACTCGCTTCCAAACCGCACCCGGTATCCAGTAGAAGTAAGAGCTGCAGCTTTCTTACAGTAGCGGATGGTGAAATCAATCTTAGAATCATCGACCACAAGACCGGCATCAGTGGATTCCTTTCCGGCTTCCGCACTAACAGTGGCATAGCAGGTGTAGTAGTCTTTCCAAGCGTTCTTTCGATTTCCGATGGCATCCGAGATGACCTCGTTTTTCTGGATGAAGATACGGACATTGAGTAGCTCGATATTCATCAGAAGGCCTCCTTTCTGGAACCAAAGAGAAGAGAGCGCAAAGTCAGTGTCAGAGCATGGTGGTCTGCTTCCTCACGGTGCTCGTAGAGATAGGCCACGGCATAATAGACTGCTGGCTTTGCGTTTTTGCTTTCTTCAAAGGCATCTTCATCTTGCCTTGTGATATCCATGCAGAGGCGTGTAGACGATGTGATGAGCGTTTCAATGAGGGAATCGTCATCGTCAAAGTCCACTCGGAGATACTGTTTCATTTCTTCTAAACTGACAATCATCGTTATCGCCTCCTATCATAAAATGAGGCAGCGCCACCCGGAGATGACGCCACCTTTATCCTTAGCCCTTAGAAGAACCAGTAATCTTCAGAATCTGAACAGCCTCTGGAAGGATGAGCTTACCATCGACACGCTCCTTGGCCACGAAGCCAATCATACCATTACCTGCGAAGAGCTCAGTGAGCTGCTTGAAGGAACGAGTACCACGGTCACCGATGTTGTAGTAGCTGTAGTCACCGAAGGCCATCATGTTTGCAGGGCAAAACGGAGAAGTATAGACATTGTAGCCCATGAGCTTGTCCGGCTCACCTGCGATGAGAGAAGGCTGCCACATGAAAGCACCGTTGTTGTCCTTGAAAGTACGGATAGCTGCGATAGCTGCATCGTTCATGATAAAGGATGCATTCTTTCTGTAAGGACGCTTCAGTGCATAGATGAGCTCGATGACATCCTCCGGCTTCGGAGTAGTTACGGTCTTAGCAAGGGTACCGCCACCAGTCTCAGCGAAAAGGCCAAGAGGCTGACCGTTACCAGTACCGTTGAGGAATGCATCCTCCTCGGCATTTGCCAAAGCCTTACCAAACTGATCGATGATGTAATTTTCAAGACCGAAGGCATTATCATAGAGAAGTTCTTCGGTGACCTTGATAGCTACATGGAGTTTGTGCGCATCCAAAAGGATCTGACTGAAGGTCGCATCCGTAAACTGAAGTGCGCCGCCTTCCTCAATCCATGCTGCAGCAGGCTTGGTCGCTGCAATATTGATTTTGTGCTCGCCGGAAGTGGTAATCTTATGGCCCAGCTTACGCATGATGTTCTCTTCATTCAAAACATCGATAAGACGATGGTCATATTCCTCCGGAACAAGGTAGCCGCCATCGGCATCGACACCTTCCTGCAGGATGTTGGATACCTGACGGAAGTTGGTACGAAGTGCCTGAAGCATACCAGTCTTATATTCATCAGAAGCACGACCGGTCTTTGCAGGCTTCTCAGCTGCAGTAACAGGCTTAGAAGTGAGAGGCTTGTTTACCGGCTTATTGAGCTCTGCCTCCAATGCTTCCTGTCTTTCCAGACGAGCGATTTCTTTGCCAAGGTCAGCGATTTCCTGTTCCATTCTGGAGTAGGTTGCATCATCCTCGGCAGTAAGAGTACCTTTCTCGGTACGGTGAGAATCAAGAAATGCCTTTGCAGCATTCCATGCAGTGTTGCGCTTTTCACGCAGTTCTAAAATTGTCATAATCGAATACCTCCATTAAATGTGTTGTTTGATTAGGTCAAGACGCTCCATGAGTGTATCTACGGAGCGTTCCGGTGTTTCAGGTTTCTTGATGCGGCATTTGGCAGCCAGCTTATCCATAAGGGAATTGGTCACTGCCGCACGGGAGAAGAGCATCGGACCAGCAGCATTATTTTCTACCGGTGTCTCCGCTGGTCTTGTCAGGATTTCATCGGCAAAGCCCATATCGATGGCCGTATGCGCATCCATCCAAGTCTCTGCATCCATGAGATGGGAGAGCTTGGCACGGCTCATACCAGTCTTGATTTCGTAGGCGTTGATGATGGATTCCTTGACTTCATCCAGCATGGCGATAGCCTTCTGCATCTCAGTGGTGTCGCCCATAGTAGCAGTCATCGGGTTATGAATCATGAGCGTGGATACCGGAGATACCAGCACCTTTGTACCTGCCATAGCGATGACGGATGCAGCAGAGGCTGCGATGCCATCAATCTTTACGGTGACATTGCCGGGATACTCCATCATCATGTTGTAAATCTGGGCTGCGGCCACACAATCGCCTCCCGGAGAGTTAATCCAAATGGTGATGTCTCCGTTTCCGGTAAACAGCTCATCTCGAAAGAGCTTAGGTGTGACATCATCGTCAAACCAGCTTTCCTCTGCGATGGTGCCGTTTAGAAACAGCGTCCTCTCCAGTGTTTGCTCCTGTGTCTCCTGATTGGTCACCGTCTGCTTCTTCCACTTCCAGAACTTCTTCATCGTTCTCGTCCTCCTTTCCGGCAGCAGTGGTCGCTGCGAATATTCCTGCATCCTCCAGCTTGGTCATGTTTCCGTTGATGAGATATAAGTCACCACCAAGTTCCGGTGGGATGAGGTCTAGGTTTTCAAGTTCACGGATATCATTTGCGGACATCCAGCCGTTTTGTCTTGCCGTAGCGTAACCGTTCATACGGCTTTGATAATCGCCACGTAAGAGGCCGTCGACATTGAACTTTACAAAATAAGCAGCCTTCTCCGATTCGGATAGAAGGGCACGATTGATGGACTGTTCCCAACGGACAATCCAAGGTTCCAAGGTGTACTTCACAAATTCGAGAGATTGCTGCTCAATATTAGAAAAGCTTGATTTCTCTAGGTCACCGACCATGTGGGGCGGTACTCTAAAGATTCGAGCTATTTCATCAATCTGAAATTTTCTGGTCTCCAAAAACTGTGCTTCATTCGGGGAGATGGAGATAGGCGTATATTTCATGCCTTCTTCCAAAACTGCTACCTTATGAGAATTGTTCCCAGAGAAGCCTTTGGTCCAGCTTTCTCTGACAGCTTCCGGATTTTTTACTGTTCCGGGATACTCTAGAATGCCTCCCGGTGTGGCTCCGTTTGCAAAGAACTTAGCACCATATTCCTCCGTAGCAATGGCAAGACCGATAGCGTTCTTCGCCATAGCGATGGGAGAGTAACCGACCAGACCATCAAAGCCGAGACCCGGAACATGGAGCACATCCGACGGTTTCAGGATGACTGTTCCATTTTTCATGGTAGGTGCATCGGAGTCCTGCATCTGATATTGGTAGTAGAGGTGACCTTTATCGTCACGGTCTACGCTCATTCGATTGGCCATCAGCGGATAGAGAGCGACGACTTCACCCTTGCCATTTCGGATAATCTGCGCATAGGCATTTCCATAAAGGAGCAGGTGTGTCATCAAGGTCTCACGGAAGACAAAGGAGGTCATTTCCGGATTTGGCTCATCGTGAATCAGTCGATACAGCGGATGCTTGATAGCTTTTTCCTTGCCACCGGAGCCAGTGTATTTGTAAACATGGACTGGAAGGCCAGCGATGGACTCGGAGAGAATCCTGACGCAGGCATAGACTGCAGTCATCTGCATAGCGCTTCGTTCATTGACGGATTTGCCAGAGTTGCTGCCACCAAAGAGAAAACGGTAGGCGCTACCATTGGTGCTGTTGGTGGGATTGTCTCTGGAATGAAACAGTCCTGATAAGAATCCCATAGGTCATCACTTCCTTTCAGATAAACAAAATGCCTCTGTCATCGTAGACAGAAGCACCGGTATTATTTCCACAGCGGATAGCACGGTCAAGTCCCATGATAGTAGCGACAGCACCGTCGATTTTCTCTGTGGATTTTTCTTTGTCAGCTTTTACATTGCCAGCTGGGTCAGTACGGATATAGATGTTATCCATCATCCAGCGGAGTACCGGATGCCCACCGTGAGCCAGTTTCTGCTCCAGCGTTAGTTTCATGAGTTCCTTGGTCGGTGGGGACATATCCTTAAATCCCTGACCGAAAGGAACAACGGTAAAGCCCATACCCTCAAGGTTCTGTACCATCTGGACAGCTCCCCAGCGGTCAAAGGCTATCTCTCTAATATTGAAACGTTCTCCAAGTCGCTCGATGAATTTCTCGATGTAACCGTAGTGGACGACATTTCCTTCAGTTGTCTCCAGAAAGCCTTGTCGTTCCCAGACATCGTAAGGGACATGGTCTCGTCGGACTCGAAGCTCCAATGTATCTTCCGGTATCCAAAAGTACGGAAGGATGCAGAATTTATCATCCTCATCCAGCGGAGGAAATACCAGCACGAAGGCAGTAATATCCGTTGTGGAAGAAAGGTCCAGACCACCGTAGCAAACACGGTCTTCCAGCGCTTCTTCATCAACCTTGAAGGAGCAAGCATCCCATTTCTCCATTGGCATCCAGCGGACAGCCTGCTTGACCCATTGATTGAGCCTGAGTTGTCTAAAGGAGTTCTCCTCACCGGGATTCTGCTTGGCAGATTCACAGGCAGCTTCGACTTTATCGATACCGACTGTAATACCGAGAGAAGGGTTTGCTTTCTTCCAGACCTCTGGGTCCGTCCAGTCATCGGTTTCATCGGCACCGTAGATGACAGGATAGAAGGTCGGGTCAATCTTTCTGCCTTCTAGGATATCCTTAGCTTTCTGGTGAGTTTCATAGCAGATGCTATTGGTGTCTGTTCCGGCAGTCGTAATAAGGAAGTAGAGTGGCTGCGTTCTGGCATCACCAGAGCCCTTGGTCATAACATCAAAGAGTTTTCGATTCGGCTGAGTGTGTAGCTCATCAAAAACAACTCCGTGAATATTAAAACCGTGCTTGGAGTAGGCTTCTGCAGATAGTACCTGATAGAAGCTGTTGGTCGGTTGATAGACGATACGCTTCTGGGAGGCGAGGATTTTTACTCGTCTATTCAGTGCAGGACACATACGCACCATATCAGCAGCTACGTCAAAAACGATAGTTGCCTGTTGGCGGTCAGCTGCACATCCATAAACCTCAGCTCGTTCTTCACCATCACCACAGGTAAGGAGCAGGGCGACGGCAGCAGCAAGCTCGGACTTTCCCATTTTCTTAGGAATTTCTACATAGGCAGTATTGAACTGGCGATAGCCATTTGGCTTTAAGGTTCCGAAGATATCTCTGATAATCTGTTCCTGCCAGTCTATGAGCTCAAAGGGTTTACCGGCCCATGTGCCTTTGGTATGGCAGAGACACTCAATAAAATTGACTGCGTAATCCGCCATCTGTTTACTATAGGTGGAGTCCGCAGCCATGAAGCGTGTCGGTGTGTAGTTTTCAAGTTTACGCAAATGTATGCGCCTCCTTTCACAGAAATAAAAATAGCCGCCCGGTGGCGACGTCTATAACGAGAAACAGCCCCATCCGGGACCGTCCTGCCTGATATTCTTTTCAGGTGGTTAGTTGTGTTTGTTCAGAAGAATGCAAAGCGCCATTTCTGCTTCTTTGCAGGTTGGTTTGATGTCCCAGCCTCTGTCGTAGTTGGCAATCCACTCGCCGTCCATCTTCAGGCTGAGCTTGGAAATCTTACCTCCGTTGATGCCGTAGTCTTCACTTGGCTCATCAAAGTGCTTGACCCAGTATTTAACCTTCTTGTATTCTCCGTCCTTTGTTGGGATTCCGATGATTCCTTCTTTCCACATGGTTTATGCCTCCTTTATCGTCATCTTGATTGCAGGGATGAGGGCGTGTTTGCCGGTCTTCCAATCGGTGTAGCGTGCCTTTACCGTGGTAAGGCCTGCCATGCTGATTCCTTGTTTTTCGAAGGCTGCGAGGGTTTCGATGAGGCTTGAGAAGGTGGAGCTGATGGTGAATTCGGTGATGTCGTTGGCTCTCAAGGTCTGGGCGATTTCTTCGATGTCGTAATCCCCAATGACCTCGTTGAAGTCGATGAGCTCGTTTCCGGTTTCCTTGCTAGTTCTGTAAGCCCAGAATAAGGTTCCGTTGATTCCAAGTTCCTTTAGGCTTCTTGCGTTCTGCTCGATGGCTTCTTCAAATGTTCTGATTTCTTTCATGGTAGGTTCCTCCTAAAAATGTGTTTTCCCTTTTGGTAGTACTATATATCACTCTAAAGGCACATAATAGCAAGTCAATTCGAGCCATATAGTACACAAATATTCAGGGAGAACACTGTGAAACTAGGAGAAATGTTAGATATCAAAGTGATAAACTTTCTGGATATTATTGCCTATTGAAATTTCATAGTATGATCCACAATCTCTGCACATATTAGCTTTTGTCCAAGGACCTTCGAAGATAATATAAGTCGTGGAAGTACCATCTTCAAAAGTGACTAATAAACAGTTGGTTGTTTTAACCGTCCATCCAGGGTTAATATCTTCATAATATTTTATTTCAGACTCTGATAGGTGAGAATTAAGTATTTTATAATTCATATACATGGTTCCT